TTGGGGGTTCCCAGCGTAGTTACGAGCCTGATAACCCGAATCTTTTTCTGTATCAAGATCCATCGGGTCGATTTTGTGACTTTTTAGCAACTGTGTAATCGCTGCCTTGTCACCACGCATCAGGTCGATAGCGAAGTTTAGCTTGCCTTGATCATCCAAACCATTGTCCTGAAGAACCCGATTGAGGGCTTTCATGGGCTTCAGTTCTTGCATCCGGCGAGAATAGTTCACACCTTGTTGCATCAGACGAATGGCGTCTTCCGGGGAACGGATGGTGAAATCCTTGCCATCAGCTTTGAACGGCACAGACATCTTCTGGAAGAAACCAATGGCTTCATCCATCTTTGCAGCATCCATTCCTTCCGGGAGTTTGTAATACCCAGCCTTGGCAGGAGTTTCTGCTTTGCCAGCGTCTGGCTTTACAGGTTTTCCATCTCCGGCTTCTTCGCCAGTCTTCCCTTCTTCTTTGGCGTTTGCTCCGGGCTGCTGTTCACCTTGTGCAGTCTCTTTGGCGGGAGATTCATTTCCTTCACCGGCCATCGGATTTGCTGCACCTGTTTCCGTGCCTTCTTCTTCTTCGGCATCGGTCCCGGTATCAGAACCAGCGTCGGACTCATCAGACTGAGCACCGTCGCTGTCGTCGTCATCATCCACATCAGTGTCGGATTCTTCAGCAGCTTTTTGATTTGCATCTTCGATTTCCTCTTCGACAGGACCAGCATTGGAGAAGTCGGTTACTCCTTCATCCAAATTACCAGAGTAATCAGCTTCATCGAGTTTCAGGAAGTCCTCATCAGAGAGGTTTTCGAAGTCTTTTTCGGTACGAGGTTGTTTAGCCATGATTCACTCCATCATTGGGCTTAGGGAAAATGGCGAAAGCCGGGGATTACCCGGCTGCCGCTTGTGCTGCTTCTTCAGCAAGGATTGCTTCTTCTCGGGCTTCTTCCAGTCCGACGAGTTCATCTTTCGCCAGATTGCCCTGTTCGATGTGCATCTTCATGTAGTTCCGGAACGCACCGATTGCTGCCATCTCACGAGAGCAGTTGTCGAGAGTCGTCTGATTCAGACGACCAGAGGCCATCAGTTCAGCGAGTCGTTTCGGTTCATTGATGAAATAGCCATCGAGAACCAGCATCTTGAAGTCAGGGTTGTCAGCCAGACGACGTGCAGCATCAGCACGGTCAATGATCCCCTGATAATGCTGTTTGGCTTCTTCGTACTGTTCGAGCGTCAGTTCGATTTGTTCGGGCATCTCTTCGCCCATGGAAGCGTTATACAGATCCATCAGTAGTCTCCAGTATTGGACCGGGGGACCGAGGTATTCAGTCCCCCTTCAGTCTTACTGAGTGCTCAATGGCCCAATGGGAAGCTGTTGTCCAGAAAATTGTGGAGGAACCATCGAAGGATCACGGAAACCAGAACCAAGTTTCGGTGCAGTTTCTCGTTCATTCTTGGTTTCAGTCAGTTGGTTGAATCCAACTGCTGCTTCAATATTCCCCGGATGAGATTCACCTTTGGTGAGGGCCTTGGTGATTTCGAGATCACGGTTGCCACGAGCTTGAGCACCTTGCTTCTCGATGTCACGTTCATGCTTGAGACCCGAAGCCAGTTCATCCGTTTCTTCCAGAAGTTTCCGGGCTTGAGCACGAGCCTGTTCAGCACGAGCTTGGGCAAGTTCGAGTTCTGCCTGAAGATTGAGAACCTCCAGTTCACGACGTTTCTGTTCAATCGGATCCGGCTGAGGCTGATACGAACGGATCTGTTCAGCGAGATCAGGCATCCGTTTGAGGTCAGCAATCTTGCCCAGAACGATTTGACGAAGATTCGGGTCCATATCCGGACCAACAGTTTGTAGAACAAAACCAAGATCTTGAGCACGCTGTTCATCAACCGAAGCAGTGGAGATGTCCACCTTCAGGTCAAAGTTCCCAGCCAGTTCAGACTTGGAGATTTCAACAAACTGTTCATGGGTAACACGAACAACCTCTTTTTCGCTGAGGAACTCAGCGTTCATAGCGATGATCTTCCGTCCGATGTCCTGCATACCTTTTGCCAGACGACGTAGGATTGACATCTCACGAGTCGCTGCACTATCCAGTGCTCCCCGAATACCCGTTGCCACGGAACCATAAGCATCACCAGAGATGCCTCCCGAGAAAGACTTGACCCCAGTGAGGGCTTCAGCTTCTTGGTTTTGAGCCATGATGGTTTCGTGGGCCGACCGGGGGATCTCAGGGTACGTCATCTGTTGAATGGCTGCCTTGGGATCCCCGTTGGGGTTGAACTCAAAGTCTTCACCATTGACGAACCGACGCTTGTTAATAGGGTCAAGGAAGCCTTTGGCATAACCAGACTGAGCATTAGCAGAACGACCCATGAGGTCGATCATACCACGAGTGACAGCGCCAATGATCCGCTGGTTGTCTTGCAGCAGAGAAGCATCGGCTTCACCGAACACGCTCTTCAGAATGGGCATATACGGAACGATGACGAACGGAGGACGATCATCAGGGAACGGGTTTTCCTGCATCTGGATCACTTGGTTTCCGACCCAAGTTACCACAATGGGAACCATCACACCGTTGTCCTGAGTGTCGTACAGACCCCAGTATTCGTAAACCAGAACCTTCTGTTTGTCAGAGCCAGTCCGGGAATCATCATTAGGAGTGTTCGACTCATGGTCTTGATCACCATGTTTGGATTGAATCTTGTTTCCATTCCAATCCACTTTGTCCAAATTCTTGTACTGACCTTTTTTGGCCATCAGTTCGGACTTCGTGGCTTCATAGGTGTAAACCATGTACTGAGCATTTTCCCAGTCACCATCGCACGACGGGTCAACGAAAAGGTTGGCCACGTTGATGATACGAAGAGACGGGCAGTTCTTGGACATCACTTCTTTGACGACCTTGGTAGTGCCATTTTCTTTGGCTTCCACAGGAGTCTGAAGTTCCAGCGTCTTTTCAGCAGAAGCCTTCAGAGAGTCAGGAAGAGATTCATATTCAGGAGCTTCAGCCTGAAGTGCTTGAGCAGCACTGATGATCATCTGTGCAGCTTCATCGTTATCGACAGGATAGTAGTCGTAGTTCACTTCATCGACTTCACGAGTGACAAAGTGACGTTCCCAACCAACACGAACAATCACAGAGCCTTCATCCACTGCGGTACGAACGTAGCGGTCGATGAAGTCCACCTTGTTAATCTTGGTGTCAAATTGCCAGTTCAGCAGAATCTGGTTCTGCTTCGCTTTCGGTCCATCTTCAGCAGTACGAGGCAGAACCTCGAACATGCGATCTGTATTCAGGAAAGGCTCAGTCAGAGCCGGATACCGCCACTCATTGTGCTTGCGGATGAGTTTCGGCTGGACAGCGGATCGACCGGGTTTGGATTTCTTCGGAGCTTCAGCACCAGTTGCGTTCCGAAGATCAAGCCATCCTTCGACGTTGGCCTTCTGATCGTTGGTTTCAGAACGAGCGAATTCAAGATCCGCCAGAAGCTCGGTGAGCGACGGTTCTTTCTTCCATTTGGTGAAGCTGTTTCCTTCCTGCTTTTCATTCATGTCATCAGGATCCGTGAACTGATCCTCGGATTGTTCATTGGAATGGTCAGCAGACAGGTTCATGTTCATTTTATCATCCACGGCAGACTTCCTTATCGCAACAAGTCCGAGAGTTCTTGGTAAGCCTCTACAGCAATTTCTTTTTCTTGGCCACATTCAATGAGTGCGTCACCAAGCCGACCCATACGGATTTCATCTGAACCAACAGAAGAACCACGAACAGAACGGATCACGTCCATAGGATGAGGGCATTTCTCAGCGACTTCAGTTGGAAGAGGCTGGACTTTGACCCCACCGTTTTTCCAGTCGCTGCAACCCACCAGTAGCAGCAACGCCGGGAGCATCAGCACCTTCAGCGTCAAGGGCAGCGTTTTCGAGTTCATTGATCAGACCCTCTTTCTCAGTCCTCAGACGACGTATCTCATCTGCTCTTTCTTGCAGAGACACATTCAAGTCAAGGATGTCATTCTGGAGTTGCTGTCGATCATCTTCGAATTTGGCGATCTGATTGACTGTCCCTTTGTGGTATCCAAAGGCAAACGCTCCCCCAAGAAGGAGGAGCGATACACCAGCCATGATCAGGTACTGTTTCATCCGAATTTCTCCAGCATCCGTTTGCGAAGTTCATCCCCGACTTGTACCGGATCCCGTACAGCTTTGTCACCGGGAAGAACCATGTAATCCCACTTGTTCTTCTGATGGATACCCAGAGTAGGCTGAACTTCAGCATGGCTGAGGGTGGTCCAGCGAGAAATCGGGATGTTGTACTCTTCACAGACCTCCATGGTCTTTTCGAGCATCGCACCCGTACCTTTCCATGTGATCGGGTGAGAACCCCAATCCAGAGGCCAACCATTAGCACCAGCCATTGCGTCTTGAGAGATACCCACCCATCCCGTGTTCATAGACAGAGTATGTGAAGCTCCCACCCCTTTCCGCCAATCGTAGGCGGCTTGGGCAGCAACGGTATGATCCCCGTCATAGACGTTGCCATCAGTATCGGTGAGCCAGTTGTAATGCTGCCGTTCCAGCGAGATGATTCCATTGGCTCCAGCAGTCCAATGCCAGACGACACCTCGGATTCCTCGGTCAAACAGATCTTCCTTTCGACGGACTCCACGAACTTTGCAGGCATCTTCGATTCCTTTTCGGGTCTTCGGACCCAGCATTCCATCAACGGAAAGAACGGGACGTTGAAAAATCCCGTTCACACGACCTTGGTAGTCTCGAACTGTGAAAGTCATCGGATGACATCCTTTTCCAAAATTTCAGTAAGTTTCGGCTGAGGATTGTTCGGATCAACGACATTCGAGCAAAACCTGTCGGTCGAATCATCAACCCCACTGTCGTTCGTCGTAACGACATACCGGACACAGACATAGAATGGATGATCCGGAATAGCAGGAGGATCTGATTGTTCATTGTCGAAGAACGCAGACCAACTCCAGAACTTGGCATCATCTTCCTGAACGACGTAGTTCCCTTGTCCACGACGGGAAGCCAAACGAATCTCATTCTCCAGATACACCGAAGCAATCCATGTACCAGAGACGTTCTGGTTTGGATCGGCATCATAGAGGATCAAAGGTTCAACCCCTTGTTCCACATAGACAATTTCCAGTGTGCTTGCAGTGACAAATGGACGAGGTGCCAAGAAAGCATCGTAGAAACGAGCATAGGCATTCTGACCGAAGATTAGGAGAATGCAGAAAACAACCCCGGCAACCATCACACGGAAATCATCCTTGTTTCGGTTCCCAGTTTTCTCAACACGGAGAGTGGGAATGGTTTTCGTAAGTTGACTGGTCATTGATTTTCCTCCGGAGCAGGGATGCGGCCCTCGGGTCCATATTCACGCGGTTTGGCATCGAGAGCTTCGTTCGATTCACCTGAGATGAATCGTTCAACCAATGTCACGGCAACCAAACCAATGAGGAAAGACGCAGCGGTGAGTGTACCCATCGCTCCAGCCATCTCATCAGGAAGATCTCCAATCCACGGTTTCATCAGCACAGGCCCCAAAACTCCGACGCCAAAGGCAACGGCCCCACCTACGAATACGACTCGCAGGCCCTCACGCCAAGTAGTTTTGAGAACAGCAGCACGAACAGAGCCACCCAACGCACCGAAAAACGTGAGAATCGCGGCACGTTGGTTGAACACTTCGAAGAAAAGGCTTGGATCTTTTTCGCTCATCAGACGAACCCCCTGTCAGAGAAACGGGTGTCTTCATCCAGCAGTTCCGAAGTTCCCGATGAGTTGTTTATTTCATCTTCTCCAAGCATCCTCAAGTACAACCCATAGTAGCTATCACCTTTTGCAGTATGCTCCTCACCACCCATGTGGCTGAGGTACAAACCAGAGACATACAGCACCAGAGCTTCAAACATATGACTGGGCATGTTGATGTTTTCCTGAGTACCCAGAACAAGAAGCGGATGCTTCTTCTGGAACAGGACATCGACTTCCGGACCATAGGTCGAGATGAAAGCATCAGAGAATCGAATGACGGTATCCGAAGGCATGGTCACATGCTTGTTGCTCTTCGGAACGAAAACCTTCTTGTTGGCTTCGATCACCTCATTCCCAGTGACGACCGCCTCAACCTGAAGGACACGGATCATGTCTTCATAGTCTTGGCCGCTGCCAGTGTTCAGAGTGTAGAGGTTGGTTCCAGACGTGAGTGTAAGAACTGCCCGACCTTCGAGCAGTTTCTTTTTTGTGAAGATGTCAGTCAGCCCCTGATTGGTCAGGGACAGAATCTGATCTTCGTGTCCGGGATTGATCTCACCCGTATCGGAGTCATCCACAAGTGCCGTGTTCTTCAACTGCCCATGTGCCAACTTCTGAGTGAATTGGTCGAATGTGATGATCATTTGCTTTCCTTACACGATGTATGCGTCGAGATCGTTCTCGTATTCCTGTTCCGTTGTGTGACCCCACATTGGATCCGCAGTGTTTGCCGTCGCTTCTTCAGCAGGCTCTTCTGGGTTTGGCTTCCAAGCGTTCATCAACGGTAGCATCGAGATCGTATCGAGGCAGTCATCTTTCCCTTTGATGCCGTCCTTGGTTGCCAGTGAAATCTGTTCCATGAACAAGCCCAGTACCTGAGTTTCTTTCATCTCAAGGGAAAAGCTGATCTTTCCAGCCTTAAATAGCGGAACCACAAGGTTAAATCTACTCAGTTTATCTGTCGTCGGACGGATACCCGGTTTGCCCTTCTCTTGGGCCAAGTTGAAGTAGATCCCACGATAATCCATTTCCCGTTGAATCCATTGAACAAAACCGCCTTGTTGGCCAGTGATTTCGACACCAACACCCTGCGGCTGGTACTCCTGAACCAAACGAAAGAGATCATCAATCGTCGTGTCCATAGTTTGACGAGCACAGATCCCATCAACCCAAGTCCAGTTCCCATCCTTGTCATACGCCCACACAGCCAGAACCGAATAGTCAGCCGTCTGTTTCGAAGAGGTGGCAAAGTCAGTGGTGATGTAGAAGTTGTAGTTTTTCTTGTTCGAGAGAATCTCAGTCCGAAGTTTCCAGCCGATGTCAGCATCCTGAACCAGACGAGACTCATCAGAGGTAATCCGGAGCATAAGTTCCTGACGGAAGGACTTTTCCTTGCCTTCCTTCACAGCCGAGTCCCACATATCCTTGACATACTCGTAGGTGAAGCGATCCTCCCAAGCCCCGGAGAATTCCTCCTCCTTACAAGGAAATTCCTTGCAGACAGGCCAGACGTTTACTTCCCAAGCACCAGATTCGATTGCTTGGTACACGATGTCTTCCTTGTTGAAGGGAGTCCCATTCAGGATCATCTTGTGACGAGTCGGGTCAAGAGCATACTGGACACCGGAGTAAACCGTGTCGTTGATTGCTTCCATCGCAGTGGGAGATTTGGAGTCAGCATCGGAGATCAAGTCGTCCATCACAGCAAGGACAGGACGACGGTTGAAGATCTTCGTACCCCGGATACCAGACTTTGCACCGAACATCTTCACACCGAAACGACCACCATTCCGATTGAAGAATTCCATGTAGTTCTCAGTGAAACGAACTCCCTCTTCAGGAAGCCAATACTGAAGAAACTCGGACGAATAATAACGAGACTTCACAGATTCCCGCATGGACTTCACACCGTTGTCCATCGAGTCAGAGATGTAGAGCATTCCGGGAACCGATCCGAAACCGGGGATTTTGTTGAACATCGCTAGATACAGAGTCAGGTATTCCGCCATGAGCGTGGTTTTCGCAGTACCACGAGCACAGAGGTTGGTGATTTTCTTGTGCTTTGTCGGTAGCTTATCAAGCATGGCGAGGTGCATGGTCGGAGTTTTGTTGTCTTCTCCCCGACCATCGTTGCACAGCTTGATGAAGTTCATGAACTCCAGACTGAACTTTGAAGGAACGTATCCCCCGTTGTTCAGCCATTCGAAGTCCACTTCATTCAGGTAATCATCTACCGTCTTGTTTCCAAAGAACTTACTCATCGACGATCTCCGCTTCGGGTACGTTCAGGGGCAGCCCTGCAACTTCCTCCACGGTCATCGCCCTTCCTTCAATGGTTTTCAACTGGACCTCAGCCATCTCCGAGAGACGCTGTTCCAGAGCTTTCATGCCGTCGTTCAGACCGATGTCGATCTTCAGTTCAGCTTTGTTGGTTTCCGGTTTTTTCAGGTGAGTCAGAATCGAGTTTGCTGCTTCGACTCGGACTTTATCCGAAACCGTCACGTCGTTCATGATCTCGTAGTTCACGTTCAGAGCCGCTTGGAACATATCCTGATTCAGAACCCATGTCGGAATCATGGCTCGTTCATAAACCAGATTCACCAGCTTGCCTTTGTTGTAGGCAGCCACATAGGAAGCGATGTCCTTCGGCTGACGCCCGTCAGAAACCATCTGAGCATAACGATCCGGGAAGGTGGCCTTGTAAGAATCGAGATTCGATTTCCCCATAACCTTGTGAGACACATACATTACAGCCCGGACGTAATCGCCCAGCTTGAAACGACCTTCCGAAAGAACCTGACTGAAGGAGATGAAGTTCTCCCGGATGTACCGGGCTTCTTCAGGATCCTTTGACAGAGCATTCAGTTGGTTCACCATGTCCTGTGTGATAACGCCCTTCTGCCCTGCTGGCAGCGAGTCTTGTACCTCTTGAAGTGTCAGCATTGCTTGAAGCTCCATTATCGTGATATTGCGTTGCTTATCTGGCCTATAACCTAAACCAAGACTGGAAAGCAAATGCCTCAAACATGCTCGACGAATTATGTCTGTGTCCCCAAATGGTACACCGTTGCGGATAAGACGGAAGAAGGTGGTGAAGATGTCATCGCCTATGCAGCCGGTCCCCATGCCGTTGATCTCAATGTGACTTGTGTCGTGAACACGGGAACCATTCAGTTTCAGGTCAAGGACTATAACGGCAACTGGTTCACTCCGAGTGAGGTGAGCTACACCGTCAG